GGTCACAAACTTCACACCCAGCAAAGGCAACGACAAGCACGCCCGTGTCAATTCGGTTGCACCTCTGTTCGAATCTGGTATGATATGGGCTCCGGAACAAAAGTTTGCGGATGAAGTCATCGAGGAGTGCGCAGCATTTCCTTATGGCGATCATGATGACCTTGTCGATTCTACAACACAAGCTCTCATGCGATTTAGACAAGGTGGTTTCTTACAACACCCAGAAGACTATGTTGATGAGGAAACTACAAAACGTAAGCGAGTGTATTATTAATGGATGATATAATAAAATTATTGCAACAACTGATTGATGCAAGTCCTAAACCAAAAGGGGGTATTGCTAGTAGTCAAGAAGGCATAGAATTTTTAGGCAAAGCTTTAACAAAAGAACAGCGAGGAAACTTAACGGTCGTTGGCTCGAGATTAACAGATGCTAGCAGATTCAAACCTTTCTCTGTACAAACCGTCGGTAGAGACAGAAGATATCAATATATGTTTGATTATGAACAAGAACTTGCAGGTGAGTTTAACAGGACCATACAATTTTTAAAAGACAATCCAGACATAAGATTATCACAGACACAGAAGGATAATATCATCTACAATCTTGGTGTGTACAGAAGAGTGACCGCAGAGAAAAATAAATTAGAAAAAGGCATTATCAGCGAAGGTAAAAAACCAGAGGAAATCTATGCTGCTCAAGTAGATCAAACACCTACAGAAGAATTATCGTTTGGAGCTGCTCTCGAGAAAATATTAAAGACAAACGAAAAGTTAAAAAAAGCGGCAGACGAACTTAAACAGGGATTTAAATCAGAAAAAATTACTGACGAAAAACAATTACGACTTAAACGATTGTATGATGGTCCGGGATACGATAGACCTAATTCAGCAAACTACAGAGGCTATGGTAGTTTCTTTTTATCAAAACTACATGACAAAGGTATTATTAAACTTGACGATAAAATATATAAAAATTTGGTCAAGGGTGCGCATCATTACGGTGGTGCTGATTTTTTTGCACCGGACCCTGTTCGTATCTGGAGAAAACATTTTGGTAACGAGGTGTTTGAGAAATTAGATAACTTTGATCCAGACAACGAGGACATCTTTCAGTGGCTCGAGAGAAACAAGATTCAACCCATAAAGAAAGAAGGACCAAAAAATGCTCTGGAATATCTGACACCGACAGAGATTCAACAACAACTTACAGATGAACTAGAGGTTTTTACAGTATATAAAAATCCAACCGATGAGGCGAGTCAAGGTTATTTTGGTATAGATGATCCAAAGCAAAGAATGGATAGGATAGTGCACCATGGTGAGAATATCAGTGCTTTAGAACAGGCGTTACAAACACTAGACCCAGATAGTTTTAGAGAATATGCTAGAACCAAACCTAGGTTTGATTCCAAGATCTTACCATTTAAAGATTTAAACGCAGAAGGTGGACGTGTTGGTTTTAGTCAAGGAACACCTAGACCTAGAAGAGAGTTTAGAGCAGGAATAGAATCTCTGACTCCTTATCAAGAATATTACAATGATAAAATTATTAGAGATAATATGGATTTTATAAGAGAAGACATGAAATTATATTTTGACGAAGATAATAGAACAGCATATGAAAAACTTATAGAATCTATAACTGATGAAGATCTTTATGAAACATATGATGAAAGAAAAGGCTATGATAGTGCTTTTCAAAAAAATTTTACTACAGAAGACGGCAAAGATATTCCTATCCCATATAAACCAGATGGAGGAATTGATATAGGCGGTCTATTAGACTTCTTGGATAAATCTGATAAAGGTATTCGTTCTTTTAATGTTAAAGAAGATCAATTTAAGGAGTTTGAAGTATAATGGCTTACGTATTTGATCCGATAAATAACACGTTGATTGATGACGAGGATAAGAGTCTTGGTAACAAACTTGCTGTATTAGACTCTGATCTTGAAAAAGTATTACAAGAACTTAACGAAAGATTTGGTCCAGGCACCATACAGGAAGGCACACAAGGCATACCCACTCCACCTAAAACAATTGAAAGAGAGATGTTTGAAAATGCATTTAAAGATAGTCTAGCTGATGGTGGTAGAGTTGATTTTGAAGATGGCGGAGGTGTTTTTGGAAAAGAAGCTTTAAAATTTTTAAAAGATAAATTAGATGATGTTCCTGATTTTACACAACCAAGTGCTAAAGGAACTAAAAGACTTTATTTTAGTCCTGAAAAAATTAAATTTATAAATGAAGTTTTAACTCCAAAACTTTTAAAAGAGGTTTTACAATATCAAGATAATCCTTTTTATAGAGTAAACATAAAACCATTAGCAGAAAAATTTAATGTTTCACCCCCCGATATTATTAAATCTTTGTATGACAATATTTTACCAAAACATCCTAAACTATCACTTCAAACTAAGGGAGGCTCTGGTGGTGGTAATGTTGATTTAGAACGTTATTCTAAATTCACAAAATATTTTATGGACAACTATAAAACTAAAACTGTTTCTCAAATGGCTAGAGATTTAAGTGTTGAAATGAAAGGAGGATTTGACAATATTCATGATTCTCTTAGAAATATTAAAAAGAAAGCTGTTAATTTAAAATATATTAAAGAAACGGATATGTTTAAATTAGGTTCCGGCACGAAAAAATTAACTCCTTTATATGGAGATTATAAAGGTATGACTGATTTAAAAGAATATTTAAAATCATTAGATCCCAGATTAGAAAACATGAAATTAAGCACCATAGATAATTTGTTAAAGAAAAATATAAATTTTAACAAGATATTAAAAAGTATAGATCCTAGATTAAAACCCATAACACCAAACGCACAGGAATTTTTTAACTCAAAAAAAGGCATAGGAATTTTTCCTAGTTATGAACACACTCAAGGAATTAGACCAGGTATAACAACAGAAGATCCTTCAGCACTTTTAAAAGTAAGACCAAGCACAGTAGATATTAATTATAAAATATTAGGACCTCGAAAAAAAGGAGGGGCTTGGAATTTAATAAAAAATTTTTTAGAAGAAGCAAGAGCAAATCTTGATTTAAAAAACATACCAGGTGTTAAAGAATCTTTAAATAAAGTAAATGAAATTTATGATTCTATAGCTAAAGATTTTAAGAAAAAAAATCCTTCTTATAAAAGAAAAACATTTCCTAAATATGTTTTTAAAAATAATAAAATTCAAGAAGTAAATGTTAAAGACAGTTTTTCTAAAAAAGAAACTTTATTTAAATCATTTAGAACTTTTTTTGATGACGCTGCTGCAACCGCTTCAGATAGTGATTTAAAAAAAATGGATAAAATTCAACCTAGCTTGAGTAAAGTTATAAGATTTATTAGAAAAGGAGATAACAAGTCTGCCAATAAATTAATTAGATTGAGATTACCAGAAATTAAAGGGGGACAATTTTTTTCTTTTACTGGCTTAATAGATCCAAGATTATTAATTCCAGAGATAGATATCTCACCACAATTAAAAAATGTTTTTTCAAAAGCAACTCCTTTACTCAAAGGAGCAGCTAAAGCTACCATTGTAGCTGATCCTATGTTTGCTGCGTTAGATTTTTCAAAAGCGGTAGGAGAAGGAGTTTCTGGAAAACAAGCAGCTGCTTACACAGCAGGTAGTTTTTTTCAAGATTTATTAAACTTACCAAGAATAGTAGAAGACCTTGCATATACAGCAACTGAAAAAGGCACTTTTAAAAATTTTGGACAAAAAGAAAATAGATTGTTTTCTTATGAACCTTTTGTGTTTGCAGATAATTATTTAGATAATGTATTAAAAGAAACACCAAAAGAAGTTTTAGATGCTAGAAAAGCAATTAAAGATTTTGATACTACTATTCGTTCTAATATGACCATGGTTGATGATATAGATATACCTGCATCGAAAGCAGAGATAGAAGCAGCCAGAAATAAATTTATGGATGAGAAAGGTGTTGATCTTTCTGTGCTAGATAACCTTGAAGAGGATAAAGTAAAATCACCTAGCACACCTTCATTACTTGAATCTTTAATTGCACCAGTTACAGTTACGCCAGATAAAACATTTAATCAATTTTTAGCAAATGGTGGCCGTGCAGGATTTAGCAACGGTGGTGCAGCGGGAGCCGATGATAATTTTTTAAAAGAACTAGAATTTTATTTTACAAACGAGGATGCAGAGTTACCAAAATTGCAAACTTACAAAGAGACTAAGAATCCGATCGAGATATTAAATGATATCATTGACCCCAGAAATTATCCATACTATGCAGACGTGTTGGCTCGATCAGGTTTACGTATCGGAGAGTTTGCCGTAAGAGTTTTGCCAGCGACAGGAAAATTAGTGGCTGATGCAATACAGAAAGGTCCTTTTAAAATTACAGGCTCAAATAAAAATAATTATGTGCAAGATTATATGGATCCTCTACCACCATCAAATATCAAAGGCACAGGAATATTTTCAGAGTTTTTAGAAAATATAACACCAACATCATTAGAGAAAACAATTGGTCTTGATAAGTTAATTAAAGCAGAAGAACAGAAACAGATTGATAGAGGTTCTACTGTTGGTCCAAAAGTTTTTGCAGACACACTTGGTCTAGGTGCCGAGGTCACTGCTCCGATATTTCCTGGTCTTAAATTAGTAAGAGCTTACGCTAAAAAGAAAAATTTACCTGTGGATACCACAACTCAAAAACTTTTAGTAAAAGAAATTGATAAAACTTTAGAATCTAGAGGCATGACCAGAAGAGAGTTTTTACAAACAACAGGTGCAGGTGCCACAATTGTTTTAGCAAAAATGTTGGGTCTGGGAGATGACGTGGCAAAAACTACGAAGGTTGCAGAGAAAGCAGCAGAAAAAGCAGCAGGTGGAGCACCAACATATTTTTTTGATCTAGTTGATATAATCAAAAAGAAAGGTATTGATACGACTAAACAAAATGCCCTGCAAGATTTACAAAACGTATTTTCTTACAAAGGATATGATTTGTATGAGGATCTTGCATCAGGAGAGATTAGAATAGAAAAAACTAATACTGGAATAGCAAGCTCTGGAGAGGACATAGTAGAAGGAGTTAAATCACAAGATGTGTTTGAATATAAACCAGCAAAACAAGATGCAGATCCTGAAAGTCAAACAATTCTCAGAGATCCGGAAGAATACAATGAGGGTAGCATATTTCCTGATTCAGAGGGTAAAATGAAAGAGGTTGAAAGTCTTGATTTAGAAGAATTATTAGAGTTTATTAAAAATGAAAAACTTGCAATTCGAATAGATAAAATTAATAAAATTTTAAAACAAAAATTTGGTGACAAATTTGATGAGGTAATAGAAGGATTACCTAGAGAAAAATTACAAGAAATTGTTGGACCCGAGATTAATATAGAAGAAATATATAGTGTTTTAAGAAAATGAAAAAATTAACTAGAACAATACCACCTAAAAGGGGGCCTAACCCACAAGGGTTGAATGTTCCCTTAAAACAGGTTAAGATAATAAACCCGGAGAATATAAATGGCAGATATAGACAAAACGTTACCAAACGTAAAAACATCAATCGAGGTTAATCCTCAAGAAGAAATAGAGATAGAACAGGAAAAGGCCCTAGAGGCTCAAGATCCTGGGGTCGAGGTTACACCAAATGAAGACGGTAGCGTTGAAGTAAATTTTGATCCAAGCAAAGTAAACATAGAAGGTCAACCAGGACACTTTGATAATTTAGCGGAATTATTACCAGAAGAAGTTTTAAAACCAATCGGTCTAGAATTAGTTGCCGATTACAAAGAATACAAAACATCAAGAAAAGATTGGGAACAAGGTTATATTCAAGGTCTAGATCTTTTAGGATTTAAATATGAGAATAGAACAGAACCTTTTCAAGGAGCATCAGGTGCAACACACCCTGTTCTTGCGGAGGCAGTAACACAATTTCAAGCTGGCGCTTACAAAGAATTATTGCCGTCAGAAGGACCAGTAAGAACACAGATCGTAGGTAGAACTGATCCTGCAAAAGAAGCTCAGTCACAACGTGTAAAAGATTACATGAACTATGAGTTGATGGAAAAGATGGAAGAGTATGAACCAGAGTTTGATCAAATGTTATTTCACTTACCACTTGCTGGTTCTACATTTAAAAAAGTTTATTACGATGATTTGTTGGGAAGAGCGGTAAGTAAATTTATACCT